ATTAATGACCTCAGCTTCAGTGCCACGTGTCAGTTCTGCCTTAAAGGACAGGAAGTTTGCCAGTGCTACTTGGCTGTAATCAACTAAAATCATTTTACGTCTCTCATTTTGTTTTGCAATTCTTCATAAATTTTATTTTCAATATTGTGTTTCCACTGTATCGCATCTGCCTCATAGTCAAATGAAGGACTGAGATGCATTCCCAGATCGTCATCTACCCAGTAGTAGCTTAGGTTAATATCATCACATATGAGTTGCATTACTGAAACACTCTCAGTAAAATACATTCTTCATTGATTCGTCCATTCACCTTTGCTTCGGTGGTGGTCAATGACTTGTATGCCTGATTCATTGGACGTTTCGTCAGAGTAGCAAGTGTACTTACCTGTTCTGGTTTACGCATCGTTTTGCTTCCAGATGTATCGGTATCATACCCAACGATACTAGTACCCTTTACAGACAAACCCTTTGGATCGTTTGCACGATACACTTGAAGTTTGCGATACTTGGTATTGAAGACCCAAAGTTCCTGAGCATTGACGATTCCCGATGCAGGAACCGACTTGATAGCGTACTCGGTATCTTCTTTCTTGTACTTCATCTTAGCAACGATCACGCCAGCTGGTTTCTCTTTGCGAGCACGTGGCTTGCGTGTTGCCTTTGCTACCTGAACCTGTGCACCTGCAGCGTCAATGATTGACTGATACAGTGCTGCCAGTTTCTTTAGTTTTGCTTTCTTGAAGTTGGAGTAACCTTCAACCAACTGCGGATCGTTTCCTGCAATGGCTTCTTGTAGTTCTTCAACTGTTTTGATGTAGAATGACCCAATCAGTTTAGCCACTGGTCCAGAAGCATTGAGTTGCTTCATTACATTCTTGGCATCAAACTGCTTGTCCTCAAGAACAAAGTCGTCAATCAATCCATCAAACTCACCTGCCAATTCATGTGCTTTGGCTTCGATGCGTTCTTGCAGAGATACGACAGTTGCTACAGGTTTATCTACTTTGACAACCTTTACTAGCACTGGTTTGTTTACCAAGTTTGCCAGTTCGACTTTGCGTTGCTCAAAGAATTCATGTTCCTGTTCACCCAGTGGTTGCTCACGCATGATCAAACGTGCCATGATACCAGCATGCCTAAAGTGATAAGCATCCATCTTTGCGTATGCAACTGCCAACTTCTTATCACTCAACGCAATGTAAGAAACAAACCACTTCTGCTTGTCCTTGTCGTCATTGTTAGCGTTGTAATAATTCATGGCAACGATAAAGGAAGAACGATAGTCCTTTTCATCGGTTGCCAGTGTTGGTTCACCTGCGCCCAGTAGACGCTCTGTTTGTTGCTTACGCTTGATTGTGTTTGACATAGTCACTCCAGTTTATAATATAATTATACATGAAACTTGAATTATTGTCAAGTAATAACCATTCACTATGTAAGGTTATTTGTTCTTACGGAAGTCAACTGTTCCACGAACCCACATACCCAACAGGACTACTGCAGCCCAAGTTTCCCACGTGTAAGCAATTGCAAGCACTGGAAACAAAGTATTCATTGACCAGATGGTAAGGAAGGGAGCAAATACTACCAATATAAGAATTAGTACAACAATCCCAGCGATTTTAATATTATCATTCATGTTTCTGCCCCTGTACAATAGTTTCATAGAGATCCTCAAATTCTTCATGTGAGGCAACTTCTTCATTGAAGTTTTGCTTGTGATATACACGAGCCATCTTGTTCAATGTTTTCTTGGACAGCTGAAACTCAGCTGACATTTCCTTTACGGATTCTTTAATGTAATCACGCTCTGCTTCGATACGTGTCATGCTACCAGAGATTTCTGCAAGCATCTTTTTGATCTTGTCCCGATCAACAGGTGAGGAAACAGATTGTGTCATAGCCACTCGATATGTGTAAGGGTTGATGTTTTAAACGAACGCCACTCATTCAGTCCCAAGTCAAATACTTGGATGGCATCGGTAGTTGATTTAGCACCAGTACCGATCGGTAACATGTCAGTTGGGATCTTACTAAAGTCACGAGTGCAATGCATGGTGCGACTTGTACCATCTTTCTTGGTAAAGGTTACGTTGATTTCTTTCTCTGAGAGATACTCTCGAAACCAATCGACAAATTCTTCTGAGGTAACTAATTCCTCAATGTTGGTTTTGGATGCATTGGCAAATGCAATAAAGTCCATGTTACTGTTGCTGGTCAAGGTCATTTTTCACTCCATTAAAATAATCACAAATCATCATAAGTTGTCTCTTCTCAAGGAAGAGGTCTTTCTTGTTTTCAACCTTTTGGTTTTTCCAATAAGATTTAGAAACAATCTGTAGATGGTAAGTTCCTGGTGGCTGCGGAATTTCTTCGCAGTGGAAATATACCTCATATTCATCGCTGAACCCAATTCCTAGGCTTCGTTTCATATTCATCCCCAGATTCTGTGGTCTTCAGCCACATGTTCCAATCCATCATACTCAGCAATATGCCACTCGACATCTGAAGGTATTTGCGTAATCGCAATTTCTGCAGCGAAACCATTTGCGGCTTCGCCCATCTCTTCGATCACTGCGATCAAATCTGGGTCTGCACGATCCTTGCAGAATGAATACTCGCTCAGGTAATGGTCATCTTCACCAACATGCCCTGCTTCAAAATAAGTTGTACCAAACAAAGAACTTTTTTCTGGGTTTACAACTTTCTCAAATTCAATACCCTTGCGTGTCAGTAATTTCTCGAATGCTTCATCTGATAGACCGAAGCCACCAAAGCATCTGTTTATAGCAATTTTTCTCATACGTGTTTCCTTCTTAGTTGTAGTAACTTCACTCGATACCATGCGAGGTCTTAGCAAAGCTGCAATCTGAGTCATCGATTTTATCTCTTAAGTTAGTTAGAACAATCACAAGTATACCATAAGATTGATTAAATGTCAACCTTCACCCTTTACAATTGCAAGAGAATTTTTCAATGCTTTCTCTGCAACACGTAGACCATATTCCATCTCGTAAATTCTACGATGTTGGATATCGATCTTTTCACGTTGTTCTGCGATGTTGTCCATCAGTTCTTCAACATCTTTCTTAAAGACATCCCAAACTGCTTGCACAGGTTTTACCGTGTACCACTGTCCATCGATAAGTGTGTATCCATTCTTCTCACGCAACTCATCGTTCCAACGATCACCCATGATGTATGCTGGCGCTGGTTCTTTGTAAGACTTGAATCCAGAACCAACGATAAGGTCGTCAATTTTCTGAAAGATATCTGGTAGTTGTTCTTTGTTATAAATCATTGCGCATCCTCATCAAGTTCAAACTCTTCACCTTCATTTATCTCACGACCATCCATGGCAGCATGGATATCGCAGAGAGTCTTGTGCCAACCATCTGTGTATCGTTTACCTGGAGAACCACAAACTTCACAAGTAACATAACTCATGCTCTCGGCAAATGAAATGAAACTCCAATGCTTGTCAGTTGCACCATTAACATAGAAACGAAGACCACCGAACTTTTCTTTTACCTGAGAAGCAGTTGGAACTTTTGCAGCTTCTTTATCCATATTTTCTTTGAGATGCTCTATCTGCTCTTGCGTGATAACATCACCTGAAGCATTACCATACATCTTCTCACCAACTCTATCTTTGATAAACTCATAACGACTTTGTGCTCCACGATATTCACTAGTCATCAGACCACAAAGTGTATCGAGGATGTTATACCAACCATCACCGCATTCAAATCCCCAGCACATAGCTGTGGTGCGCATATCCGCATTGCGATCCTTGAAGATCAGCGGATACTTTGCACATAGTGCTTCGTCTAAGTCTTTACGCATAGTCGCTCTCTTTTCTAAAATTAAATACAGGTACTTCTTTTTTCTTGGAAACAACAACTCGCATGCGATACTTCGGTGTGCGAAGATCCTTGGCAACTAGGTTGCGTGGCTTTTCGGATTTGAGTTTTATCTTCATACTTCAATTATACCTTAGATGACATTTTGTGTAAAGTCGGTTTGCAATTTACAGTGTGACCTTTGCGCTGGGTTGATAGACTTCAAACGATTCTTGGAATTCTTTGTTCCACTTCTTGATGGTAGTCCAGTATCCATGATCCCAGTCGGGACTATGTTGATAGTAAATGGTGTAGAAGGTATCGCTGCTCTTGAATAACAATTCATCGCCACGAAGAATAAATTTTCCACCCGTAACTGGACTAGCACCATGGAACACATGGTATCCTTTCTTGAGGAAGCGATTGATTTTCGCTGCCTTCTTTAGCGCATTGATG